GCTTTTTTCTGAACATCAGATTTTAGCGATTTAAACAAATCGTGAGCGTGTTTTTTAGCACTTCCAACGGGGGTGGAATCAATCCATATTGCACCCTTGCTGTATTCATCATCTGGGCGCTGTGGGATAAAGGCAAAAAGGATTTCAGGCGCAACCGAATAGCGCCGCGACATATCCAGAATAACACGTTCTCGCTCTTGGTTATAAGTCGGAACGTCCCACGGTTTCCCGTTGTCCCTTGCAAGTGTTTCAGCCGCCCAAAGAGTGCTCTTAGCTTCTCTTTTGGCTGTTTCTATCTGTTCGTCAATCGGATAAAAGAATGCTTCAGGCACACTTAACGCCTTTGCAATCTTCTGTACAGTTTCAAATTTCGGGTTCAATTTTCCGAGTTCATAACGGCGTATCGTTGGTTCGGCAATTCCAGCCTTTTCTCCAAGTTCCTTTTGTGTCAAGCCTCGTGCTTTTCGGAGTTCTCTAATTTTTGCGCCGATGGTTTGCTCCATCCTGAATGCCCCCTTTTTATATAGTGTACCACGATTCGGCTTGAACAGCAATAAAAATTTCTGCATTCCTCTTGACAGTAACTTTTAGCTCTGCTATAATGCAAACAGAAACAAACGTTTCTGAACATTTGGAACCCAGTCCGAATAATAAGCGACAGCGCGAAAGGAGAATTTTTATAATGAGGTTAGACCGTGTAAAGGTGATTGCCCGCATGGCACAGCTTGATTTGCGCATTGCTGACGTATGTGAGCGCGGAACTATTTCACGTTCCATCGTAAATAAAGCACGAAGCGGCGGCTCTATGAATCCGCTGAATGCTAAGCGACTGGCAATGGCGCTCAATATGCCGCTGGAAGAGCTGGTAGAAAGTGAGGCGTAACGATGTATCGCAAATTTCACAAACTGCGCGTGCGGTTTGCAGAGCTTGACTTGAGCCAAGCAGAAGCCGCCCGGCGGGCAGGCATTCCGCCCAGCACCCTGACTGCGCGAATGACGGGCAGGCTGCCTTTCACAGCTCGCGACATCGCAGGCTTGTGCAAGGCGCTGGACATTCCCACAAGTGAGATCGGCGCATATTTCTTTGAAGATGCTCCAAAACCGAAAGCCGGGTGATAAGTTGAACTCTATTGCTGAAGCTGTAAAAAACCACGATGAAGCAAAGGCCTTTGCCCCTGCTGGCCGTGACGATTTCTTGCACTATCTTGACACCGTGACCACCGAAGAAGCGCTGTTCTCGCGGCTTACCTATTGGATGGTGTTCAGGGGACTGCCTGCAGAGCAAAACGAAAAGTACGAGCTGGTACGCCAACGCGCACTTGAATTGAAGCTCTGGAATGGTCTGGATCTGAAGATGGAGCGCTGGAAAGAAGCAATCCCGGCAGAGTACAGGAGCATGGGGGACGAAGCGTTTTCGGCTCAGATCGGACAGGATTATGCCGACTACATAAACGGAACGCCGTCCCAGCAGGGCAAGGCAAAGCCTCTGCAGCCCTTCACGTCCAAGCAACTGTCAGAAATGACGCTGCCGCCGATTCGATATGTGGTCGATGGTGTGATACCTATGGGCATGGGGCTGCTGGTGGCGAAACCGAAGATCGGCAAAAGCTGGATGGTGCTTGACCTGTGCTTATCTGTTGCCGCTGGAGTGCCCTTTCTGGGCTTTCAGACGCGGCAGCATGGCACACTGTACCTTGCCCTAGAGGACGGCGCAAGCCGGATGCAAGCCCGCATTTTGAAGGTGTTGGACGGAAAGCCCGCGCCGGAAGCCGCCCGGATTCTGTTCAAAGCTCCACGGATGGACGAGGGCTTGTTGGATGCTCTGGGCGCTCTGCTGGACGATAACCCGGACATACACCTTGTTTGCATCGACACCTTATCGAAGATCAGGCCAAAGGCAAAGGCGTACGAAAACGCCTATGATGCTGACTATGATTTTGTGGGCAAGCTGAAAGAGTTTGCGGACAGCCGCGGTATTTGTTTGCTGCTGGTTCATCACACCAGCAAGCGCAAAGCAGATGATTCTTTCGAGAACATCAACGGCAGCACCGGCATCATGGGTGCTTCGGACTTCACCATTATTTTGGACAAAAAGAACCGGATGGACGATGAAGCATCGTTCGTTCTGACTGGCCGCGATATTGAACAGCAAGACCGCGTTGTGTCTTTTGACAAAGCCCGCTGTGTGTGGACGATGCAGGGCACGGCGGCAGAGATCGCAGAACAGCGCCGTATTGCGGACTATGAAGCAAACCCCGTCGTCAAGACCCTGCGGGAGCTGCTTTTACAGGGGGACGGCACATGGACGGGCAGTGCCCAGACATTGAACGATTTGGGCAAGCGATATGCCGGTGAAGAACTTGCCCCCACTTCCCAAGCTCTTGCAAAGATAATCACCGAACTGGAACCGCTGCTTTGGGAGCGGGACGCTATTAAACACTGGGCGAAAAGTAATCCCGGCGGTGGGCGGCGTCATTGTTTTAGAATGAATCGCACGGATAATACAGCTCCCGATCCGAACGCAATTCAGCTAAAGTGTGTTTAACTCTAAAAAATCGGGATTTTCGGGAATTTCGGGATGTGCAAACAAATAAAACTCCCGTTCTTCCCGATTCTCCCGAAAATTTATAGTCCACCCAAAGGAGCAAATTTTGAAACACACCTATTACAGCACCTGCCCCATTTGCGGGGCAAACCTAGATCCCGGTGAAAAATGCACCTGCACCGCAGAACAGAAAGGGGGTGATTTTGTGAACGAGAGCACCGACCGCAGCAGCTATGTTGAAGCCATTGTGAAGCTGCTGGGAAAAGCGGACCTGCGCAAACTGCGCCTGATCTGGGTCTACGCCAAAGGGCTGACCCGCACTAACTAAGCCGACCCGGCCTAAATGGCCGTGTTAATATTTTGATCGTGCCCGTAGGGCACAGAAAGGTTTTACCATGAAAGCAATCCACAACGACAATCTGACCATTGAGACCCGCGACGACCCCAACAAGCGCAACCTGCGCGAGTGCCTGGCATTGCAGGAAGCCGTAGAGGGCAAAGCTCTTGTGATCGGCGGCGGTATCACTCCCGTCAAGCAGAATGCCCCCATGCATGACGGTGTGAGCCTGTGGCTTGCCGAAGACCCCACGGAGAACGCGGAAATCAAGCTGGATATTGTCCCGGATATGATGGACGGCTTCCCCATTGTCAAGATCAACTGCGCACCGGCCCGCCCGGATGACGAGGAAGAAGCCCCCAGTGTGGCGCCTTGCAGCGTTGACATTCTCGGCATTTCTTTGGGCGAAGAAGGTTTGCTCATTATCCCGCGTGAAGTCCGTATGCAGTGTGAACCGCTGGTTAATGCAGCGAATGCCCTGATGAACGCTCTGAATGACCTGCTCGTCAGCACCGTGGATAAAAACACCATTGCACTGCTGGCCGCTGATCTGATGGCGCAGGCAGAGCAGGAAGGTGTGAAGAACGGCGTTGAAGCCTATACGAATTTCACCCACGACATGACCCCGGAGAAGTTTGCAGAACTCGTGAAGTCTGTCAAAGACGATTCCATACCGTCCTGAGTAACCTCTAAGACCGCCCGACAAACAGAAAGCCGCCTTTCCCTGCGCCAACAGGGACGGGCGGCAAGTGGCGGTATTGCTTGCAGGCTGTACCGCCCTCATTGTAACAGAAAAGAGAGGGATTTTCAATGTTTGGTTACACCGCTTATCAATTTTCTTGTGTCGCCCCTGTGGCGCTGATGTTCTTCGTGGGTGCCGCTGTGATGTGGTTCAGCGGCATCCGGTAAGGGGGTGTGCGGCATGACAAAAGCAGAACTGCACGAGCAGCTTGTGAAGGAAGCTGAAGTGTATTGCCCTAACATGACCCCGGAGAAAAGGAAAATGGCGGTCGAGCTGGTGGAAGAGGTGCTCAGCCTGTCCGAAGCGCAGCGCAACCGTTTTCTCGACTTCCTGCGCCTGAGCAAAAGGGCAAACGCACTCGGCCTTGACGTGGATGTGGACAAGAGCACGAAGCTCTACTTCATCAAAGACGTTGCAACCAATACTGTGATCGCCCCGCCGCCGATGAACCTTGAAACCGTGGCGGCATGGCTGGACGACTACGAGAAAGAAGAAGCCGAAGAATGACATTGCAAGGTGACATTCTTGCAGTTAAGTCCTTTTTATGGTACAATATGAGCGTAGTACAAGCGCTCTTTTAGACCATTACAAAGAGTAAATTTTAACGGTGGTGCGTGGAGTACATAGCGCCACCCCCACCCCTGAGAGCGTGTTACAGCCCCGGAAAGGCTGCTGCACGCTCTTTTTATTTGCCGGAGGTCACATCTTATACCATGAAGAAAAGGCTCAAAAAATGCCCTGTCTGTGGGGCTGTGATGTACCAGTTTGCACCGGGAATCCGCTGTCTTGACTGCGAGATGAAGCAAGCCCAGGACGAAAAGGAACGGGCCCGCGTCCGTACTCTGGCATGGGCCGCATACCATGCGGAACACGGCGAACCGCTGTCACTGGGTGAAGCTGCCGCAATGGCTGATGCTATGGGCATGACCTACGGACAATACAGCCTGATGCTGTCCAAGCAAAAACGCAATGTGGCAATAAAATGACATTTCATAGCATTATATTTGCATTTCACAACATTCTGTGGTATACTGGGCGTAGCAGGCGGCTTTTAGCGCCGTCCGGCTCCTGACTGCTCTTTGCTGCACGGTCTGGCTGTGGGTGTGCCATGACCCACGATCAGAGCGCCCAGCATTGCAGGAGCGGACATACCCCTTGCACCGGGCTTTTCCTTTCTCCGGTGCACCATGCGCGGCATAAGGTTTGCCGCCTGCTGCTTTTTACGTCTACTCATACGGAAAATGAGGTGCTATCAATGGAGAATCCCACCACTACCCCCAGCGCCGCCCAGCAGCCCGAAAATAACGGCTCTGAGCGGATGTTTTCACAATCCGAAGTAAACACCATCGTTGCAGATCGGCTTGCCCGTGAGCGCTCCAAGAGTGCCGAGCGCGTGGGCGACCTTGACGCACGAGAAAAAGACTTGAAAGCCCGTGAGGAAGCGTTGGAAGCCAAAAGCCAGCGCTTCAACCAGTGGGAAGCCCGGGAAGCCTGCAAGCAGTATCTGACTGATAACCATATCAGCGCGGCGCTGCTGGATAAGCTGGACACCAGCGACCCGGAAGCGTTCAAGACTGCTGTAAAGGCGGTGCAGAGCGTCACCGGCAACGGGTACACCGTCACCACCACGACCACCGGCGCAAAGGTGGACACCCCGCCGATGTGGCTTTCTCAGGACAAAGACAAAGACGCTGAGTTGAAGCGGGCTTTCGGTCTGAACAACTGAAAGAGGATCTATAAATGGCTATTGAGTTAGCGACCCAGTTCCAAGCATATACAGACGAACAGTTTTACTCCGAGAGTAAGACCAGCCTTGTGACCAACAAGGATTTCAATTTTGATGGCGCAAAGACCATCAAGCTGTATAAGATGCAGTCCACCGAGATGGAGGACTTCAACCGCAACGGCCCCATTCTCGAGGGAAACAAGAGCCAGTACGGCACGATCAGCACCCTGCAGGCCACCACCGAGACATTCACGATCAACAAAGATCGTTCGTTCACTTTCGAGGTGGACAAGATGGACACGGACGAAACCAAGATGCAGGTTGCAGCCGCCAGCGCTCTGGCACGCCAGCAGCGTGAGAAGGTGTTCCCGGAGATTGACTCCTATGTTTACAGCGTGATGGCAGCAAGTGCAGGCATTAAGCCGGAAGCCGCAGCCCTGACCGCTGAAAACATCTATACCGAGATCATCACGGCAAACGCCCAGATGGATGATGCAGAGGTACCCGCATCTGACCGCGTGCTCATTCTGACCCCGACCACCTACACGCTCCTGAAGCAGTCCAAGGCCACCTTCGACAATCAGGACATCGGTGCAGAACTGCGCAAGAAGGGCGTTATTGCCCAGCTGGACGGCCTGAACGTGGTCAAGATCGCGTCTAACCGCCTGCCCGCGAAGTTTGGCTTCATGATCGCGCATCCCGTGGCTACCGTGGCCCCGGTCAAACTGGCAGAGTACAAGATTCACCTTGACCCGCCTTTCCTGTCCGGCAGTCTGGTGGAGGGCCGTATTTACTACGACGCGTTTGTTCTGGAAAACAAAGCAAAGGGCATCTATTATCAGGCAATCGCCTGATATGGCATCATCTGGGCGCATGGGGCTGACCTGTGCGCCCTTTTTATATCGAGGTGAGTATATTTGAAGATCAAACTTTCAACTCCCGCAGAGGTACGCCGCACGCTGTCTAAGATCGCAAATATGCTGCTGAATAACGAGATCGACCCGCAGCGGGCAACGGCTATCACAAATTGCTGCAACGCCGTTTTGAACTGCATCCGCATTGATGAACAGCAGAAGAAGCTGGCAGAGCTGGAAAAGCTGCTGGACGAGGTGGAAGCGAATGGAGCTTGACCGGCTGGAAAAGCGCATCAGAGCGCTGCAAGCCCGGAAAGCGGCCAGAGCTGCCACGCTTGAGCGTGTGCAGGGCATCGACCCTACCGAGCACGAAGCTGCTGTATACCATGCCATACACGAGGATATAGCCGCAGATGCACACACCTACTACAATTTGCCCGGTGGGCGTGGCTCTTGCAAATCCTCTTTTGTGTCGTTGGAGATCGTGGACGGCATCCAGAAAGACCCCACCGGCACCGGCTCTGCTGTGGTGTTCAGGCGGTGGGGCAGCACCTTGAGGGAATCCGTGTTTGCACAAATCCAGTGGGCCATTGACGCGCTGGGCGTGTCTGACCTGTGGAGCTGCACCGTGTCACCCATGCGCTGCACCTACATTCCCACCGGCGCGCAGATCATCTTCCGAGGGCTGGATGATAACAGCAAGATCAAATCTATCAAGCCTGCAAAGGGCTTTTTCCGGTGGGTGTGGTTCGAGGAATTTTCAGAGCTGCCCGGAGAAAACTTTGTACGCAGCGTGATGCAGTCCGTGGGGCGTGGCGGTAAGCCTGTGGTGTTCCGCAGCTTCAACCCGCCTGTGTCCCTGAATAACTGGGCAAATAAGTTCATCCAGCAGCCCAACGAGGAAGCATTGACCCTGCACACGGATTACACCCAGGTGCCGCCTGAATGGCTGGGAGAGGTGTTTCTGAACGAAGCCCAGCGCATCCAAGCTCTGAATCCCAAAGTGTACGATCATGAGTATCTGGGCATTCCCACCGGCAGCGGCGGCGAAGTGTTCACCACGCTGGAAGTGCGAGAGATCGCGGACGAAGAGCTTGCAATGCAGTGTTACCGCTATGTTGGTGTTGACTTCGGCTTTGCGTCTGACCCTGCTGCCGTTGTGGCGCTGTTCTATGACCGCAGCACCGAAACCATCTATTTTGCGGATGAGATTTACAAGCGCGGCCTGTCAAATGAAGCCCTTGCCGCCGAGATCAGGGCGCACGGCCTTGACCATGTGGGCGAAAGCAGGAAGAACCCCATCACAGGCGCAGAAACAGCCCCGGAACAGGTTATTTATTGCGACTGCGCCGAACCCAAGAGCATTATGGACTTGCGCACATACGGCTTGCAGGCCCGGCCCTGTACCAAGCGCCCCGGCTGTGTGAACTACCGCATCAAGTGGCTGCAAAAGCGGACGCTTGTAGTTGACCCCCGGCGCACGCCGAACATCTACCGCGAGTTCTCGCAATATGAGTACGACACGGACAAGGACGGCAATTTTCTGCCCAGTGTGCCAGATCGGGACAATCATACTTGTGACGCAACCGCATATAGCCTTGACCGTCTTATTTTCAACAAGAACGAAGGAGCGTAAAACCATGCTGGAAATGCATCTGACCTGCCCGAACTGTGGAAAGACCTTTGTTGTGTATGACTGGCAGCTATGGAGAGACAGCGAGGAAAACGAGAGCTTTCAATGCCCCTGCTGCCATACTGCCCCGGATGAAGAAGCCTGTTACCGCCTGAAAGATGGCTTTTTGGAGCTGTGCGACGTTGACCGGCATTGGAACCACGACAAAGAGAGCGCACCGCTGCCGCCTGAAAAACAGAGCTGGCATATCGAGGTAAAGCCGGGCTGATAACACACCAAAAAGCAAAAGTGTGTTAAATAGTGTGTTATAGCAAAAGAAAAGAGCCTAGATTTCAACGAATCTAGGCTCTTTTTAATGGAGCGGGCAATGGGAATCGAACCCACCTCCTCAGCTTGGAAGGCTGATATACTAGCCGATGTACGATGCCCGCATTTGCGAAGAATAGTATAGCATGTCTGCCGGAAAATGTCCAGCCCCAATTTTGCCGGGGGCCTGTTCATAAAACGTTCCATATTTTCTGGGCAGATTTCCTGTTTACTTTATGCGTGTTTTATTGTAAAATACACTTGAATAACAATGTCGGGCACACAGCCCGACGGAATATAAACAGGTGGTGTTTGGATTATGGCATTGAAATATCAGCGTATCCTGCTCAAGATCAGCGGCGAAGCATTGGGCGGCGAAAAAGGCATGGGCTTTGACGAGCCGACCATGGATGCGATCTGCGGCGGCGTGAAAAAGGCCCACGATCTGGGGGTTCAGATCGGCATCGTGGTGGGCGGCGGCAACTTCTGGCGCGGCCGTTCCAGCGGCAAGATGGAGCGCACCCTGGCCGACAAGATCGGCATGCTGGCTACGGTGATGAACGCTCTGGCCGTCTCCGACAAGCTGGAGCAGCTGGGCGTGCCCACCGAGGTGTTCACCTCCATCACCATGCCCCAGGTGGCACAGCCCTTTACCCGCAAAGATGCCCTGCGCGCCATGGACGAGGGCAAGATCGCCGTGTTTGGCGGCGGCACCGGCAACCCCTTCTTCTCCACCGACACGGCAACGGCCCTGCGCGCCGTGGA